CTAACCATTCTGGTGTTATTTTCATGCTACTACAAAGTCCACTATTTGTCCTAGTTGATATTTAGCTTGATTATGCGGGTGGTATGCGTAGGCTGTTTCGTATTTGTAGTCTTCTGCTTTTCTATCAACAGATCTGTGGGTCTCTTCTACAATACGTTCTTTCTTATTAGGGAGAGGTTGTACCTTATCGAAAGGCATCATGGGTAACGGTAAATAGCCAAGTAATCCTAAATCTACAGTCATTGATTAGCCAACCACACAAACCCTACAAGACCACCTATTAGAACAACAAACACAACAATACCTGCAGTCCATTCTATTATGGCTTGTTTTATTTCCATGCGTCTGTGTTCGTGTTCTCGTTTCTGTTTACGTAGGTTTGCTTCTATCTCTAGTATTTCTTGCCACTTTGATGGACCATACATAACCGATATGTAGTCTTTTAGCTCCTGTCTCATGGAAGCAGCCTTCTGCTTTGCTGCAAATATTTCCATAGCCTGTGCTTCTACTCCCCCACCAAGGGCCTTATACCAAGGGGGCTTCTGGTTTTGACGATCAGCAAAATCCAAGTCAGCTATAGCACCAGCCCACTTAGAGAGTTGACCCCCCATATCTTGCAGATCTTTGCCAACGGCTATACCTTTCTTGAGGTATCCGAAAGCAGCGGTAGCGGCTGAAATCGCCGTTATGGGGTCTATCATCGACGCTCAATTATCCTATCCAGTTTGGCGTCGAGTGCTTCTAGTCGGTCGAGTATTCTGTTAATATCACTTTGGGCTTCTGTCTTAGTGACGTAATCTTTAGCTATTTCTTCTCTTGTCTTGTTAAGAAGAACTTGTATTCTCTGTACTTCAGAATACATGTTCCTACAGGCCCAACCTAACAAACTTAATAGGGCAGTTAATCCAGCGGTCCAAAGTATGTCATATTCCATTTTTTACCCTACCTTGTAATAACTATGTCCAAATCAATCTGTAGGCTTTGTGGGCCATGTAATGTTATCGGGGAAGCCGCTTTGCGATGGCACATCCCGCAAGGCTTGGCGATACGTTGCCCATGATGCGGCATTGACAGGAGCATCAGGAACTTGCGTCCAATCTGATTGCTGCAAAAGCAAATCCCTTTGCTCTCGAGCAAGTATTATTACAGCCTCATCAGTTAAGGAATTATCTATTACTTCCTCGCTAAGGCCCGTAACTATTGCGCCATCAACAAGGCGTGATGATCTTAACTCCGCATCAGGTATATCCGTTTGCACAAGAGTAAAGTTTGAATTTGTTACGGGGGATAACGATGTTGTCACGCCCCGAAAAAAGCCCTCATCACTAAATTTTGCATACCGATACATCATTTTGCCAAATAATCCGTCTCAAGCGCCCCATCAAAAACAGCAGATATTGTCTGTGATCCCCAAGCGCCCGTGCTTGTAAAATAACCACAGTTTACTTTTACTGCTATATTATAATTGGCGCTACTCGAACTAATCCAAGGGCAAACCAAGGATATACTTTCTGTTCCTATACTTTGGCTTAAAGTAAACAAATTTGTAGTTACATTCAAACCGCTTGTATTGCTTCTTTTAAGGAAACACTGCGCCCCTCCAACAGTAGTTGTCCCGACAGTAACAAAAATTAAAACCCCATATCTACTATCAGTTCCATTTGCAATTAACTGTGATACACTAGGAGAAAAATTAATACTAACTCTGGTTATATTTATTAAATTTCCTATTGCTGCAAAATTATTTGTAGAAAGAAATGTAGTCGGACTTGTAACATCATAATTACTCGTCACGCTTTGATTAACTATTGTATCTGTCGCCCTATTAGAAACCGCATTGTCGGCGATCTTTATTCTTTCTACCGCAAGGTCTTTGATTTTAGCCGTTTCAATAACCGCATTATCCATCTGCGCTGCGCTAGTAATAATCCCAGAGGTAGCAAGCAAGCCGCCTGTAATTGTATTGGCAACAACCTTATCACCCGTGATCGTTGCGTCAGTAATATCACCGCCATCCGCTGCCGCTAAAGTAAGCGCCCACGCGCTGCCGTTCCATTGATAAAGCTTTCCATCAGTTGTGAGAAATACTTGCTGCCCTGTAAAATCACCTGATGCTGGCAAAGAAGAAACTGGCGCAATAATATCTAGGTTTTGGTCAATAAATAACTGCCGAACGCCATTTTCAAAATCAGCATTATCAATATATTCAGTTGTAGCAGATGCGACAGAGGAAAAACCCGATTTATTGCCACTAAAATCAACCGATTTCAAATAATAGTATTTCGTTTCATTTAAACCTAAATTTGTCCTCACAAAACGATTGCCAGCAGATGTTGCGACAACAGTTGCCCCGACTGTCGTGGCTGAAGTGTTTTCATAGACTTCAACATAGTTTAAATCAGCATCCACTGGATTTGTCCAAGACAGTGTGATGTATTTATAGCCACCCGCTGCGGATAAGGATGTAGGCGCACTTGGGGCTGTTGTATCGCCGCCAGATGTTGCCGTAGCAGAAGAATAATCGCCTCTATATCCAGTTATTGAAACACTACGAACCCTCGCTGTATAGCTTACACCATCAATGACAGGCGACAGAAGGGCAGAAGTCGTATCACTTATAAATGTTGTTCTGTTCGCGCTGCTTGTCTGCCCCCATTCAATTTCATAATAACTGACAAAAGCATTAGTTGGCGCAGTCCAGCTTGCCAATAAGCTATTAACAACAGAACCATCGCCCTGCACCTCAGAACCGCCATCCGCTAATGTAAGACCCGTAATAGCAGTGCCAGCACTAATACTTGGCAATGTGGTATTGTTGCTTATGATTGCGCTCTCTTCAGCATTCCAATCAAATGCTGCTGAAGAAGTTTCTCTAAGCGTAAGATTTACACGCAAATCTCCAGCGTCTTGATTTGCCGCAAACCTCCACCCGATAACTTCAAACTCCTTTGCAGAGAAGCCATATCTTGAATTTGTGAATGCAATAATATCGCCAACTTCGATTTCTAGCGCCTCTAAGCTAAAATCAGCACTAAGCGTCATTTGCTCACGGCCTCTAAACAGCGTTAGTTTAGCAAGGCGCTGGGCCATTGCCGCGCTTGTTGTAAACGGCAGTCTAAGATCAAGAAGCGCTTCTTCGCCATTGTCCTCAGTGACAAAGGTAGAGCTAGTTATTTCTGGATAATCCGCAGTAATCCAATCTTGGCTTGCGTCATTAAAGGTGCCTCTGACAGTGTTAAAATTGTCCCGCATGGAAATGCGCGTTTCCAAGTTTATAGGGCCACGCAAATCATCCAGCGTTAGCGTTTTAACAGGCGAAGAATAAGCTCCTGCCTTTAGCTTCCAATAGCCTGACCCCCAAAACAATGTGCCAGCACAAGATGTAACCATGTCACCCAAGACATCGCCAATTGGACGACTAGCATTCACAATGCCATTCATTTCGTAGCGCTTTTCTGTACCGCCGCCCGATAAGGTTACATTCTCATCACATTCATTTGCAGCAGCAGAAAAAGAAACATCATCTATTGAGCTATCGTCTAAGCCATACGATGCGGTAAGGAAATCACGAATACACAAAGCAGCATTGGCGCTATAGGCTGTTGTGCTGCTTCTAGGGTCATAAACCTTTTTACCTTCCACAATAGCAGTAATGGTGGGTATGCCATTGGCAAAAACCTCTTGGTCATATTCATACCTTACATAAAGATATGCTATGCCTAATCCCTTAAATGTGCTTGTTGCACTTGTTTCAGATACTAAATCTGCGTCGGCAGTAGTTTGTGATCCATCATGTTTTTTGATGCGTATTTTACTTTGATAATTTATTTGCTCTGCGCCTGTGCCAGCAGTAGTAACAAAGTTTCCACTAAATGAAGCTACTTGGTCATTTATATAAATATTGCCTATTGAATTGACTTCATGCCCAGCCAGCACAATGATCTGATGCAGATATGTGTTATTTGTTCCAGTGGTTTCGTAGAAAGTAATAATCCCACCTTTACGAACCTTGCCATAAACAAAATCCTGTGCAGCAACCCCATTTTTCTGATTGACAAGAATACCAGCAGAAGTTTGCCCCGCGATAGCATCAAAATCTGGCTTTGGCGTTAAAGCACTTATTGCCCATGTAGTAACTGCTGTTACTGCTAAGTAACCAACAGCTCCCGCAACCGTAACACCAAAAGCTATTGTCGTACCCGCAAGCGCCGCAGTTCCACCTAAACTTGTGACAATAAATGTGCCAACAGTTACAGGATCACGGGGAACATTGCCCCAGTCATTCCAATTCTTAATGGTTAAATCACCTAGCTTGTATCTGCTCATGCTTCTTTAACCCATGCTTGGTGAATATAATCTAACGGCAAATATAGCATACCTTCCCTTGATAAAAAAACAGCTTTTGTGCCTGTGCATATACCTAAAGCAACGCCTATCAACCATCTTTGAGATTGTTTGGTCGTAACCAGTGCGCCTAAAGGCGGAACATGATCTACTTTATTTAAACGGTCATCAATTTTATTGGGCAATTGCCTAATAGAAAATCCAAACTCTTTTTCTAATTCCTTGCGATTTAAAGTTCGTGAACCTTCCATATACCTACCAAGCCAATCATCAGCCCAGCCTTCGCCATACATTGCTCTGAAGGCATTATTAGTAAACGTCAGGCAATCATGTTTGCCCCACTCAAAAGACTTATCTTTAACCGATTTAAGATAGTCGTTTAAGATCTCTCTCTGCCCCATATCACTTCTTTGTCCTGTAAATCTGCAACATAAGAAAAGAATGTATCGCCAGAATGTCTCGCCGCATGATTTTCTTCACTATATCTGCGATTGCTGGCTTTTTCCAATCTTATCAATTTGCTTTCAACGCTAAGAGATATTATGCTTGTTTCGCCACTATCCTCAATCGTCATTGTGTTCATAAAACCACTGAAAACCTCAATGGGAGTAGAGGTGTCAGTCGTACCAAAGTAAACCTTGCAGCTACGCCTTTGATAACTTTCTGATAAAGCCAAAGTCACTAACGTCGATGGAACGCCAGATAAAGATAATGTTATATTTTTGGCTGATAAGTCACTTACCTCTTCCAAGCCACTTATGCTCAAAAGACTGCCCCCACCTGTATAGGTGTTGCTGGATATTGTTAAATCACCATAACCCGTCCACAAGCGTATAGCACCGCTATCAAAATTAAGCTCAACTGCATAATAAGGGTACACTTCTGGCTGGCTAAGTGCTGTGAGCAAAGCTGATGGTATTGTGCGGCTCATATCGCTTCTATCGCTCCAAATGATATACCATAGGTTGATGCTTCATTGATAGAGAAAGCACTTTCGTTAGATGCTAGTCTGAATACACCTTTTGCACTCTCAAAATAGACAGAAGTTCCTGTAGAGATCGTAGCCCTTACATCAGGCCATACATCTATTGTGGCTTCACCAGAACCATCTGTATCTACATCAGCAAGAACTTTAAATAGCTGCATTGATGTACCTGTACCAATCTGCAGATAGTCACCAGCTTTAAGGTAGTCTGTCTGACTAAGTGGCGCACTTGTAATGTCGATTGTATTACTACCAGCAGCAGTAGAACCATTTGTGGTCACAGTATCACTGTTACGCGCTGAACCTAAAGGTGTTACAGCAGCAGGATCATTTAGGTAGAAAGTTCCCAGTTGACCTTTAAGTGAAATAAGCCAAGCTATCCATTCTTCAGCTAAATCCCTACGAATACTGGGAAGGGTAACATCTGCTTGCCAAGATTTCCCAGAATAAGCATGAACCTGAGTGGAATAGGTAAAAGGTGATCTTGATACAGCTGCAGCATTGGATACCCTAAATTCTATTTGAGCCATACCAATACCTGTAGGTAATGACAGGGGGTAAGTAATCGCCATTATGAAAATGCCCTTCCATATGATCCACCACGCCTCTTAGCGTCAGACACTGCTGCCTTAGCACTATTAGCTATTTGTGGCATCAAAGTTCTTATCTCATTACGAACTGTTTGTTGTACACCAGTAGAAATATTGATGTTCTGTACGACAGTAACACCTTCTGCAGACTGACCCTTAGTGTGATCTATAACAGTTTCTTTAGGGTGCAACATGGCTAAGAATCCACCCTTGCCATCTAGTCCACCAGAACGAGGACCACTACCTGTGTAACCACCACCATCCATACTTAGTGTGCCTACACTACCTAGATCGTTGTAAGTGCCAGTTATAGCACTAGAGATAAACCCTGTGATCTTCTTGACAACAAAGATACGATAAAGCTCTTTTATGATTTCCCTTGCCATGTTCTTGAAGACTTGTTCTGCATTATATCCAAAGTCTTCAATAGATTCATTTAGGAAATCGAAGTCAGTTACGATACCCATTAGGGCGTCACCGAAATGAGTTTCAAAACTATCAGCCACATCTTGTATTTTCTGCATTTGCGCTTCCATAGCGGCTGTTTCTGCATTTATGGCGGCTATTCTTTCTGCTGACCGTATAAGTTCAGCTTCAGTCATTTTTCCAGAGGCGGTTTTATTTTGTTCTTTAAGATTATATAGTATCTGTAAGTAATCGGCTTCTTGATTAGATAAACCTACTATTTGTCTTTGGAGATTAGCTTGTTTTTCCATACCCTCTATTATGGAAGCCATAGATTTAGCGGGGGTTTTACCTTTGGTATTTTTTGTATCTTTTCCTTTACCATAGTCAAAGACTTGAACACCAGCCCTCATAGCTTCAACAGCAGTTATACCTGCCTCTCCACGGGGATCAAAGACATCAGCTTTT